ATAATCCCCCCCAAAAGTTCATATAAACTATCTTTTTCTTTTTTGCTTCTTTTTTCTTTTTCAGCATCATCATTTTGCATCATTTTGAGTGTTTGGGCAATGTCTGCCAAATGAAGATCAATTGATTCCAAAAGAATCAGGAAATGCATCATTTTGTTTGTTTTCTCCATTTTTGATATCTCCGATTGATTGTGAATAGTCATTTTTGCCGTCTTAAATGCTCGCCATTGAATGAAAGGGCATGAACATATATGAATTATCATTCACGCCCTTTTTCGCGCCTTAGAATCAATTTATCAAAGTTTTGCTTTTTTCTCTTTGCCTTCCATAAATCTTGCTTTTTGAAAAGGATTGCACATCAAATCTGTCACATGTCTCTCAGTGAATTCCATTCCCTTTGGTGTTCGATGTCCAAGTGCATTTAATTTGCCTGCAATTTGAACTTGATTGAATCCTGCTTTTGTATATCCATGTGCAATAGCATATGATGCTGCATACCTTGTATCTGAATAAGTGTTTTTCATTCTTCTGAATTTAGGAATCCTGATTTGTGATTCTTTTGCCTTAACTTCAGAAATTGACTGTTGTGGCATGCTTTGATTTTCAAGTGCCTTGACTTTATTATCCAAATCAGTAATTGTATTGAATGCTGCTTTAAAAAGTTCTTTGAATTTATCCATACCTTTTTCAAGTTCTTCAATTCTTGATGTTTGCTTGTCTATAACTGACTTGATATTGCCCAATTGAAAATCTGTATTTTCTTTCAATGTTTGCAAGTCAATGCGCTGTGCATTAAGCCGTGCATGATGTGCATCAATGTTTGTATTTTGAACATCAATTTGCGCTTGAAAATTATTGTTGTCATTGAAACCTGATGTTTCTTTTGTGCTGTTGATAAACCATCTCATTGTTTTGCTTCTTTAAAATGTGTCAAATAATATTTCATCTGCATCCATCTGCATATCAGATTCAATGCCTTTTGCTTTAATAAATTTACATAAATTGTTGATAATTGCATCAATGCTTTCTTTGTCATCTTTTGGTTTTGGCAAAGTGAACATGTGCATTGCCTTATATTGCAATTCGATGTTGATGTCTTGCATTGATTTGAATTTTGTTGATAGTGATGGAAATTCAAATATCACATATTCAAATTCATTCGCATCAAATAGCCTGCAATATATTCGCCATTGCAATGAATCCAAATATTTGTCAATGCTGAATGAACCCCACGTTGTCTTTGCTTCCATAACCTTCCTCCCAACCAAATAATCCGCAACACCTGTGATTGCAATATTGCCAATGCATGATGCGAAAACTTGTCTTGTCTTGACTTCATGCATTCCATCTGTGAATTTTTCTCTTGCATGATTGATTTGTTCCTGATTGAAGATTGCAGGACATTCAGCATCCTGCAATTCAATCAATTTGTGAAACATACTGCCCAATTCCATTTTCAGATTTGGTTTTCCGCGCCTTAACAATGTGTCCATGATTTGCTCTTCTGTCAATATGCCATTGACATATTTCCAATAAGAATCAATCTGTGTGGTTGAAACTTTAATCATGCTGCAATCCCTTTGAATTGCTTTTCTTTTGTGTCGAATTCCAAACCTGAATTGATTGCATGATTCAAGAGAGCATTCCAAATTTGAGTCTTTTCACCTTTGCCAAGTCCTTTTGCCTGCAATGCTTCAAAGAATGCATTGAATTCATCCACTGATTGCAAATTGTGCGCCTCTCTGATTGTTGCTTTGATTGTGTCAATTGCCTGTGCCTGTGATATTCTGTTTTGGTTAAATGCCTCTTTTGTGTCATCAATGATTTGTTGCAATAGCATTCCCATTTCTGAATAATGTGGAATAGCATATGGTGTAAGTTCTGCACTATTTTTACCAACCTTCCAATCATATGCATTGAAATCAATGATTGTGTTGCCTGCTGAATCTTTGTGCAAATATCCAATCATGTCAGACTTGGCAATGATTTGATCATATGATGAACCCTCTGCCAATGGTTTCAATCTTCTCATTTCACCTTCAAATGTTTCTTTGCTGTGCATGATGAAAACAATATTGATTCCTAGTGATCTGATGAACTTATGGAATGTTGTGAATTCAGATTTTATTTCACCATACATCTGCAATTTCTGTGTTGCCAATTGTGGTTTCTTTTCAATCAAATAATCCTTGATTGAATCAATCATTGCACCCGCCGTATCAATTACAATTGTGTCATATCCTGTGAGCAATGCACGCAATTTTGATTCTGTTGCAATTTCTTTGTAATTGACACGCTCGAATACATCAGAAGAAAGTTTTGATCTTTGATGCCCTTCATCAAAGTCAAATACAATTGCATTCTTTGCCGTATTGCCAAGTGTTGTTTTTCCTGCTCCTGCTTCTCCATAGATTGTGATGGTAAATGATTCAAGTTTCAATGATTCATCTTTCTTTGTTATTTGCATGGTTCATGCTCCTTTGTGAATAGTGCTTTGACTTCATTCATGTCAACCAACATCATTTTCTTATTCTTGATTGACATTTGATATTTGATATGTTTCAATTTTGGTTCAACATACCAAATCTTTTTTCCCTTTTGCCGTTTCCTGCCACAACATAGAAACTGAATGTATCTTTGTGTGACTCCAAATATTTCCGCTGCCTCTGCTGTTGTTATCCATTGTTTTGTTTTCAATACGGTGCCTTTGATATATTTTTAATAATTAGTTCAACGCATATTGTCAATACAATTGCAAGTGTGATTGTGACAAAGAATTCAACATCTTTTCTATATTCAATGAATCGATGCTTCCAATAGTCTCTGTCCTCTTTCAATTGCGCAGGTGATTCGTATTCGTTATGCATGTTCATTCTCCACTTGTGATTTGAGTGATTTGTATTCTTCCATCAAGTTCAACCAATCATCAACCAAATCTGAATAAGATGGTGATGTCAATTTATCTTTCACGAATTTCTCATTTGTGTACTGTTCCAAATCTCTTTCATATACATCAGGCATTGCATATTTGATTGCTATGGATGCCTTGATCCATCTGCCATGATATTGCACGCCCTCTCTTGTTGAGTCAAGCCATTCATCAAATGATTTGACATAGTCATGAGAATCAGGCACAAAGGAATTCATCAGTTTTCCTATCTTACTCATTTGTCCTTTGATGTGTGCCATTTCATTCATGATTCTGTTGCCTTGTTTGTCTGTCATCTTATGCTCCAATTGTTTTGAATAATAAGGGCGGCGAACCGCCCCGCGTTTTTTATTTTTAATTCCACACATTAAACTTAGGGAACCAATACCCGTCAATTTCGCGCGCTCCCAAATAAACTAAATTTGATCCCCACCATTTACATAATAAATTCGCATACTCGTTTGCCTGCTCTTTTTTTGCGTATCCATATACTGTTTGATTTGGCAACAATACACCATTCGTTTTTTCGTATGATTTGTGCGCTGATTTTTTTTGTTCTGTTGTCATGTCTCTGCTCCAAAAAATAATTGTGTGTGTGTTTAATTACAAATGCAATATATGATATATGCGAACCACTTCCAAACAAAAAATTAAATTCCCAAAAAAACTTCTTCGCAAATTTGCATTCCATTATGTCTGAAGATTCTTTGTCCTATCGAATAGTCACAAAGTGCTTTTGCCTGTTCGCATGTGAACCAACTGTCAAGACCTGTGTTTGCATTCAAGAAAGTTCCATCAGCATTCAAGATTCTAAGTTTGCCATCTAACCACATTTTCCTGCTCCGATATTGTTTGTGTTTCAATTATTACATCACAAACATACGGTATATGCGAACCACTTCCAAACATTATTTTTAATTACTCAAAATAAAAATGGCTAACTCATTACATTTGAATAAGTTAGCCACGAAATTTTTTTTTATTTAGACATTCTTAGACATTCTTAGACATTACCACCATTTGGTGGCAATTCACCAACCAAATATGCAAATGTTTCTGTGACATCATAGATACTTCCGTTTGCCATCAGTATCATTCGATAGATATCCATTTCATAAACTGCCCTTATTGCATTTTCATCAATGATGATTGATGCACCATCATTGACATCTGTCACTGTTATTGCCATCTAAAATCCCCTTAATCAATTGCAATGACTGCTGTGCCTGTAATCTTTGCAGTGCTGTGGAATGTGTGAGCTGATCGAATTTCAGGCACCATATATATTGATGTTGATGTTGGTTGCAATCCATACGGCAAATTGATTGATGCCTGAATGAATGCTGTTCCAACACCACCATTCAACCAATTACCATTTGCAATGTCAAAATATCCAATGCAAACATCAAATTGTGCTTTTGTAAATGCCTGTGCTGAATTCCTTGATGATGGTGTGATGTTCTGTCCAAATAACCACAACCGCAAATTCGGCTTTTGTAAAGTTCCTGATGTTGATTCCACAAAATCAATATTCAATATTGTGCCTGTGTCTCCTGCAAATCTTGATGCATTTGGAATTGCAATTGCTGATGATGTGAGAATATCTCCTGATGCATAGGCAACTGTGTCTAATGTGCCAAAATCAAATATTGATTGGACCTTTTCTTGTCCTGTTTGTCCTGCGTAAAAAATAGGCATGATGTTTATACGGGTATTGTGAATAATCTATTTGCTTCAAAAATGTCTGCCAATTTGAAAACATTCAATGTGCATTGTGTATTGGAATTCAGGAATGATGCAAAACCCATTGTGCCGTGCAAATATATCCTGAATCCATACCTGCCCGCTTGGTTCAATCTTGAATCTTGATTTGGCAAATTGACAATTGCTGTGCCATTCAAATTTGGGTGCTTGTTTGTGCTCCGAAAATCCATGAAAGGTGTATAGACTTCATTGAATCCACCACCACCTACATTTGTTTCTAATGACAATGCATAGTCATGATTCCCCTGCACTGTTGTTGAATAGAAAAAGCACTGCACCAAATACCAACCTGCTTCATTGACATATATCATTCTGTCTCTTGCATCATATTGGAAATTGCTATTCAATACATTCACAGTACGAAAGGGAATCAATGTTTTTGTTGTAATTGCTGCCAATCCTGACAATGCAAAATCTGTAACGCCTATCATTCCAAATGGATAGTTCTGTGACTTTTTATGTGCATCCGATGCTGCTGCTGTTGCACTTGATTTTGCAATGCCAATTGCATTCGATATTCTTGCTTCAATTTGACTTCCTGTTGAATCATTTGCAATTGTATTGAAATCAATTTCAAGTGATTGTAGTTCTGATGTTTGGTTTCCTGTTGGAAATGCAACTTGTTTCCTGCCAATTCCTGCAGGTCTTATTGGTTCATTATATTTCATGCATACATCCTTGCAGTCAATTCAACATCTCCTGAAAACACATCCAAATCATGTTTTGTTATCACTGCTGTTCCTGTGTTCGCATTGTAAATTTTTGTTATCAATGAATTCATATCATTCATATTGATTGTGCAATTTGCACCAACATCTTCAAAACCACAAATGGAATGTTTTGTCTTGAATGATATTTCCGTTTCCTTTGCATTTCCTAATGCTTTGACAAGTGAATAAGCCATTGTATATGGCACGCCTGCTGTCTGCTGTTCAACAATCATTGCAGCACTTAATGCATCATCTTTTCCATATGGTTTGTTCTCACCTGATGATGGCACATCAGTATATTGCAATTTAATTGCATCGGTATTTGAATACTTGAATTGACATGTTGAATCAACTTTCTTTGCCCTTCCGAGCTGTGTAATTACATACAAAATCATGCCTGTATTGATTGCGTTTCTGACGTAATCATTTCCCCTGTTTGTTGCACTTGGTAAATTATGGAAAACAATTTCAACATCTTTTGAATTGTCTCCTGATGTTCCCTGTTCTGAATATGGGAATACCTTATTGTCTTTTTCACCTTGCAATGTAGAACATGAAATATCTACTGATTTAACAGTCTCTTGGAATAATTTGAATTTGACATCACCATATGTATTTGATGAATTGAATGTGATGCCACTGCCTGTCAATGGTCTGATGAAATCAGCCGTGTATGTTGCCGAAAACCAACCCGATACCGAAGACCATGCATAAACAATGCGATAATTTTCCAAAGTGTTTTCAACAATCAATTTCAATATTTCATAAGCATTCCCAACTTTGCCTAATGCTGTTGGATCTTTCAATGCACCACCCATCAATTTAGGCGTTGTTGAACCTGTGCCATCAGGCAATTGCCACATCTCACTAATATATGCAGGTTTTGAAATCGCATTTGTTGGAACGCTCCCATGAATTGTCCTTTGCTGATAGAATGTCCATGCCTTTGCAAAAGGAATAGGCAATGAAATTGATGATGATAAATTCCATGTGAACCCTCTCATGTATCTTGTAAACAATGCTTGCATCTTTGTCCGCATTCTTTCAAATGTCGATGTATTGTACACAATATTATTTGGTGCATAATCCCTTGCATATCTTACATTTCCACGCGAATCTGTGTAATTGTCTTCATATAAATCAACACGATATTTTTGCTCACTTGATAGTTCAACATATCCATCACCATAATCAATTGTGATTGGTGGTGTCAACATGCCTTCAATCATATCATTCACAAACATATTGTGGTTGATTGCCTCTCCGATGCATCTCATGACATCAAAGCATTCAATCTTGAATTCCAATATCTCTGACAACTTATTGACTGTCAATTCATTCTCTGCACTGTATTTTTGGCATCCAATAAAAATTGGTCTCAATCCACTTCCATCATTGACCATCAAAATGAATGTGTTGAATTTTTGAAAACTACCAACACCAAAATCATAATAGTTTCCAAACTTATCATATAAACTTCCACCCTCTCCTATGTCATTATAGTCAATGCCTTTTGATGTTGAACCCTGCAATAATTGCTCACGTAATTCATCATAATTTGCAGTGCCCTGCAATGCTGCAATATTCAATGTCATTTGCAAAGTTTGTGATACAAGTCCAACAGGAATTTCACCAAGTTCTGTTGAAAGTTTCATATCTCTCATTATGAAATCATCAGGCAATTCAACCAATGTGAAAGTGCTGTCAAAGAATCCTGCTTGACTTGGGAATGATGGATTGATGTTTGCATTGCTTGGAATGATATACAATGTATATTGCCAATCATTTTCATCTGTCCATTCTGAATAGAATCTTTTGTATGCCATGTATTAAACCCTTGATGCAAGATCGCGTGAATAGCAAGTCAATGTCAATTTCTCATTTCCTGATGCCCATGCTTTTTCATTTGCAATTTCACACCGGACAAAAACAAATGGAATCAGTGCTGATGTTCTCGGAAAATTTGTTGAATCTCGGTATCTATCAGGTAATACTTTTGGAGCATCAGGTGCATTCAATCGAACAAACTTTCTTTGCAATACAGAATCCAAAAGAAACATAATTGAATCAGTATTCAAATAGGTTGTTGGATTGTCCATCCATGTACTATTTGGAAAACAAACAAGTTCCAATGCACGCCTGATTTTTCTTTGTCCAATTTCTCTGCCTTGCATTGATACATCACTGCCTGATTCAATATCGAATGATGGAAACATTCCCAAAATTGGAATCTGAATTGCAGTATAGGTTGCATTTCCTGTGCTAAATGTATCAACATCACAGCCTTCAATTTTTACCCAAAATCGTGCCATTAAAATCTCCTAGAATTCTTTTTGCGATTTGCTTCAATCATTGCACTTATGGAATTTCCATCAGCGTGCAAAACACCATGCACATCAACTTTTGTATTGCGAGTAATTTGCACACCAAGATTTTCAGTCACTTGTTTCAACTGTCGAATTTCATGCACCAATTGACCATCCTCACTTACTGATGTATGTGACATTTGCATTCTGTAAAATTCCCTAATTGGCAAACCTGTCTCATTCATCCATTTCAATTCATCAACATTGTTTTTCGTGGCACGGGCTGTGATAACTGATTCACCTTTTGAGAGCCATGCGGGAATGCTGTCCGATGTTTCCGTGCCATCACCTTCCAACGATACAACACCATCTTTGAATCCTGCTGCTGATTGTGCTGCTGCAAATAATCCATACAATGCACCTGTCAATACACCTGCTGTTGCAATACCTGCCAATCCCATCTTTGATACCTCTGTTCCAAATATTGATGCTACCCAAATTGGTATCTGTTTCTGCAATAATTCAAATGCAATTTGCAATGTCACTTTTCCAACATCTGCCAATGTTGCTTTTCCTGATGCTGCCAAAACAGACAATTGTGTGATTGCTTTGCCTGCATATTCTTCCAATATGGATGTCCTGAATCCATAGACATCTTCATCATTCTTTGCTGCCTCTGCCTGTGCTTTGTTCAAATCAGTTTGTGCTTTTGCAAATTGATCCAATGTTCCTTTTCCTTCCAATTCTGCCAATGCTTTTCTTGCTTCAGAAACTTTTGCATCAAGAGCAATTTGCTTTTGCGCTCTTTCATTTGCGGATGCTGTCAACTTATTGCCTTGATCTGTCAAGATTGTTGACAATGCTTTGTCACCTGCAAGTTTCAAATCTTTCAAAAGAGAATCACCAAGTTTTTCCTGTTCCAATCCTGCATCAATTCTTTTCTGTTGAATCTCTGCAATCTTTGCTTGGTATTCTTCAAACGATATTGACCTGTCTGCCAATGATTTTTCAAGGTCTGATTCTTCATCCTGCAATGCCTTTTGTTTTTCCTCCCTTAATGCTCTGCCCGCCTCTCTTTCTTCAATCAATCTACCAATGTTGAACTGCTCCATCATGGATGTTTGCAGTGCCATTTGCACACCATACAAGATGTTGTTTTGCCTGTCAAATTCTTCCTGCAATCTTGCTTTTTCAATTAGGTATGCTGTCTCTAATTCTTCGAGCTTTGTATAGTTCCCTTCATTTGCTTTTCTCTCTGCATCAAATTTCACACGCAAATCAAATAGTGCCAAATCCAAACGCCTTTTGTCTGCATCTGTTTGCCTTTCAATCTTGACTCTTTCAATGATGTCTGCTGATTGCGTTTCGATTGTTTCTCTTTGCTTGACATTATCTTCCAACAACTTTTGAATTTCTATCTTTTGCTTTTCATCTGCATTCACTGCAATGGCATTCAATTCATTGTAGGTATTTTGCAATCTTGCTTTCAATTCATCAACCTCTGATTCAAATTCAGCATCAGTGATTTTGAATGCAAATGTTGTTGTAAGTTTTTCAGGCACTGCCTTTTTCAAATCATCAGATTGTTTTTTCAATCTTTCAAATTCAGATTTGAATGCCTCTGCTGTTGATGTTGCTGAAATCTTATTCAATTGCAATCCAACATCTGTGATTCTCTTTTGCAAATCAGTATAGTATTTTGCTGCCTTTTCTCTTTCCTGTTCATTCCCTTTGATTCTTGCAATTGTTTTTCCATCTGCTGTTGTTTCAATGTTTGCAAGGTCGTTCAAGTTCTTTGTTGTTTCACCAAAATATGTCACCTGTTGCCTTTGCACTGATAGCAACAATTCAAGTCTTTGCCTTTCCTCTTCCAACATTTCCTTTTTCTTATCAATGGAAATATCTGTCAATCCTTGGTCAACTGCTTCCTGCTTTGCTGTTTGTTCTTTTGTTGCCTGCAGTCTTTTTTCTTCATTCACCAAATCTTCAATGGCTGCCAATTCTTTATTCTTGCTATCACTCTTTTTCTTTGTGTTCAAATCGGTATTCTTTGTTGTATCATCATCAGAATTTTTCACAACGGTATTTGTTTCAACCGCCTTCTTTTTGTAGAAATCTAAATATGCTGCTGATTGCTGTGCTGCATTGCGAATTGTTGCAACAAATTGATTTTTCTTTTCTGCACTTCCAAAACCTGCTTCACCTAATCTATTTGCAATGCCTACTAATTTCAGTGTTGCTGAATCAATTTCTGCTGTTGATTTTGCGCCAAATATTTCATTCTTGAATTTTTCAACTTCATCTGTTAGGGCTGTTGCACCACCTACTAAATTGGTTGTTGAATCGTACAAATCTGTCAAAGCCAAATCCCTTTTGCCCCTGATTATTTCCCTTGATGCTCTTGCAAATTCTTTTTCTAATTGCACACTTTGGTCGCGCAATTTCCCCAATGTTGCTGTTGATGTTTTCCCTATCTGTTCAACACCTGATAAATTTTCTTTGTAGGATTTTGTGGCATCAATCAACTTTGGATATTTTTCTTCCAACTTGGATTGAATTTCCTGCATCCTTTTTTGTTCATCAGCACTTAGTTTTGTTTTGCCCGCTAATGTTTGGAATTCATTGACAAGTGATTGTGTCTGAATTTCGCCCTGTTGCATTTCCTTATTCATCTGCTGTTGCGTTTCAATATTCTTTTGCTGTGCTTCTGCATTTGATATTGTTTCTTCTGCAGATACATTCATGGCATCAGCAATTGCAACAATACCAACAACGGCTGCTGCTGCTGCTGCTGCAATCAAGAATATAGGATTTGCAAGTAATGATGCTGTGAATGTAATCACTGCAGAATTTGCAAGAAATGTTGAAAGTGAAAACGCTTGGAATCCCGCTGATGATGTGAATGCTGCAATGCCCGCTGCTGCCAATCCAACTGCAATTGGTGAAAGGACTGTTGCAATGGTTGCAAAGTTATCAAAGACAAATTTCACAATTGGTGTCAATGCTTGGAATGCCTTAATCAATCCGACTTCAATCGCTGCCTTAACTTTTTCAAATCGTGATGCCAATGTGTCTTGATTGATTGCTGCCTGCACTGTTGCTTCATTCGTACCCGTCACACCCTCTGTGAACAATTTAATATTGTCAACTTGATCCAAAAGAATCCCCGCTGCACTTGCATTTTCTGCACCAAATAATTTTCCCGCTGCTGCTGCTCTTTCTGCAGGATTTTTGATTTGATCCAATCCACCTTTCAACATTTCCAATGCTGATGCAAGACCGCCACCATCTTCTGCCGATGTTGTCAATGTATTGCCAAGTTTTTCATATGACAATCCAACCTTTGCCAAAACCCCCTCTTGCTCTTTTCCACCATCAATCAATTTTCCAATAACATTTCTAAGTGCAACACCCGCTTCACTTCCAACTTTGCCACCAACTGCAAGACCTTGAATCGCTGCGTTAGTTTCTTCAAATGACAAGCCCGCGCCTTTTGCAGCAACACCCGCTTGCAATATGGCTTCTGATACCTGTGGAATTTCCGCTGCACCAACCTTTGCCGATGCTGCCAAAACATTGATGAATCTTCCTGATTCCTGTGCCAATTTTGCAGGGTCTGATGCATCAACACCAAATTGCAACATGGCATTTGACAAAGCATCAACTGATTGCTTTGCATCCAATCCTGCTGCTTTGCCAAGTACATTCACTGATTCAGCAACAGTTCCAAGTGCTTCAGGTGTCTTTGCCAAATCAGGCCCAAATTTTGAAAGGACTGTTTGGAACGCTTCCAATTGTGTCGTGGCGCTTCCACCAAATTGCAATGCCAAATCCTGTGCCCTTGTACCTAAATCATCAAGGCCTGCACCCGTCACACCTGTCACAGCGGAAACGGATTGCAATGCCTTTTCAAAATTGTTTCCTGCATCAATTGCTGCTGTCACTCCCTCTTGCAAAACACCTGCAACTTGACCGCCAATGTTAGCCAATGCACCACCTGCAAATGCACCTTTGAAAACATCACTGAATTGTGACTGTGCTTCTGATGCAGATTTTGTTGCCATCTGCACAACATCTTTGAATCCATCTTCTGCATCTTTGGTATCAACACCAACTTTCATTGTTATGTCATTTGCCATTTGCTATCCTTTGTGGTTTCTTTCTTTGTGGTAAGTTAGATTCATTGCATACAAACGAAACATTTGCAACCTGCTCACTTCATTCCAAAGGTGAGTGAATTCAACTGTGCTCCCATTTGCAATGTTTCGAAAAACAAAATATTCATCAATGATTGATTCATCCAAATACCTCAATGCCAATGGTTCTTCATCCTGCACATACTTATCATCATCAGGGTCATTGAAAACAACCCATTCATTCAGCATCTCAAATACTTGTTTTGATTCTGCCCAATACATTGCCACGAAAAAATTTCAATTGTTCAAGGATGGAATTCAAATCCTGCTCCTGCCAAAATTCAGATGATGATTCTGATTTGAGTGCTGCCAAGAATTCAGCATCAGGATATTGTGATTCAGCCTTTTTCCAATTGATACAAATTTTCAGCATGTTGAATATGATGCCAATGGTCTGTTCATTCAATGAAATATGTTCAAAGATATTTTCACGAATTGTCAATATCACTTCCGCAACAATTTCCTGCAATCTGAAATCATCTTTGACATTTGCCCATGCGTTGGAACCTTCGAGCAAATTGATTTTGCCCTTGAAATAATCATCACCAAGAATTCTTTTTTGCAATAAAGATTCATAAGCGCTTTGTGCTCCCTGCGATCTTTCAAGTTCATTCAATAAAGGTGTGACTTCATTGTATAGTTTCTGTGACAAAATAGATTGCAATTCAATTTTGTATTCTTTGCCGTTGTAATAAATAGTCATAAAAGCCCTATAAATGCCCATGGTTAAACAAAACAAAAGGACAGGACACAATCTATGCCCTGTCCATATTTCAATCAATTACGCTGATGCTGTGAGCCAAACTTCAACATATCCTCTGTCTTCAGGAATTGTCACAAATGTGGCAGGAGCCAATGTGACAAATTTGCTTTGGAATGCTGATGCAGGAACTGTCACAAATGAGTCATTGTTGACAATTTCGCCACCAACTTTTGGCTTGGTATATTTGCCTGATTCCATGTCGAACGCCCCAACATCCTGTGCCAATTTGCAAAGCATGATGACAACTTTTCTTTTGTTCTGATATTCAGGAACCGTGCCTGCATATTTTGCACCATAAGTGATTTTGCCAAGTGTTTGTGATGATGCTGTTGCTGAATTAAATTTGACCCCATCTTCATATTCGCCTGAATCTGATGCCGCCTGTGTTTGTGGTGCATAGTCAGTCAGAAATGCTGTGAGCTTAGGATCATCTTCATTTTGGTCAATTGTGAAATTTGTTCTTGTTACTGATGTTTTGATTTTCTTTGTCAATGAAACTAACGGGACCGTTGTGGTTGCCCATAATGGAACACCATTTGATTCAAATGCTGTGAAGAAATCGGTATGATTTGCGCCACCTACTAACATAGTTTTATTCCTTGCTTAAGTGTGTAAATGTCTTTACTAAATAATTCCAAACCCTTTGTGAGGGTTTTCTTGTATATTCTCGAATCAGCAATTTTGCGTTTCTCTCTGCCTTTGGATTGAATGAATCTTTTTCAATTGCATATCCATCATGAATCAAAATGATATTGGTATCATGAAACGGCAACTCATTTCCATTTGTTGTTGGTATCTCATGACATATCCCTTCCCAATTGATGCCTGAATTCCTTTTGAACAATCTACAATTGTGCAGTGCATATCTTTCACGAACATGTGCATTTTCAGGTTTGTCAAATGTAATTCCTGCAATTGATGTCCAACCTGCAACAACACCTTCTGCATCCATTGACTTTATTTCATCAATCACATCATCAGGATGATTTGCAATATATTCATCAGAGTCAATATGCAAGACCCATTTTCCTGATGCATGAAAATCCATCATATTTCTAATTGCACTGAAATCAAAGTCAATGCCATAATCCTTGTATTTATATTGCAATGTCACAATCTTTGGTGTGTCTGCAATCAATTCAAATTGTTCATCATATTCATCAACCTGTTGAATCATGCATGAAACAATCTGTGCATCTTTTGGCAATCTTGAAATCAGCATTGATAGATTGCATTCCTTTGGATGCATCACACAAACTGATAGCAATTGTTCTTTCATGAAATCCTTGTGTAAAAAATTCTGAATGTCATCAATGTCAATCCCTTTGTTTCATCATCTGAAAATGTAACAGGTTCCGAGCCAATAAAGTGAACAGATGAAAATGTTGTTTGTTCATAATCAGATACATATTTTTCAACTTCCAAATCTGTCAAGCACCATTCAGCTTTTTCTGCCAAATCTTGCATGGCATATCTTAGTGATGCCTTGCCAAGTGTTGGTTGCTTCTTGACTGCATTTCCAAGCAAAAGATAGATATCAATTTTGCCCAAATCGGAAACGGCTGACATATCTTCCAAAGACTCTGTGAATCTTTCATCAGTGCTTCCATAAATGCCTACATAATCAAAGCCATATGATTCATATTTGTGCAATAGTATTTGTTCATATACTTTCACACCTGACATTGTATTCAATTGATTTGTTATGGCATCAGTTAAATGTTTTTCTCTTGACATGTTTTTAGTTCCGTGTTCTGTTTTGCAGTTCAATGATACCTTGGACAATTGCCTGTTTCATTTGCTTTTCAAATTTCGGTTGTCCATTCCTTTTGAAATCTTCAATCGCAGGTTTCCAATATGGTCTTGCTTTGATATTCACACCACCTTTATTTTCAATGGACAATGCAATCCTTTTGAAAAATGGTGCTTTTGTTTCCATGTATTTGCGCCAAAAGAATTGTGCCATCACATAAGTTTCTTTTTTCCTTTTGACTGATGATGCTCTTTTGATTGCATTGATGAATCCACCAACTTCATGAATTTTTGCATAGGGAATTTTGCTTCCATATTCCAAAGTAAATTGGCTGCCTGATTGCGATGCCTTGTAAACATTGTTTTTATTATTCTTGATGAATGATTGAAACAAACCACCACTAACAGAAAACAAAGAATTTCCCGTATTGAAAACAGGCGCACGATTTGTTGCACCACCTGTTGCACCTTGATTCTTGATAAACTTTGCAATGGACAATTGCATGAATGCAGGGAACTGTTGTAATTGGTCCGCAACAACAGGTCTGATGATATTTGTGATTTGTTCCTTTGAAAACATTAGACTGTTGCAATCCTGAATTTTTCAAAATGTCTTTGCCATTTGATGTCAGTGCTGATTGATGCATTGATGCTTTGACCTGCGCCACCTGTTGCAACAGAATTCAATCCAAACCAATTACCGCCTGTTGCTGAATTCTTGTATATCCATGATGCCATTTCCGTAATGCCTTGCAAAACATTATTTGGCATTGTTGAATCTGAATACCCTGTTGACAATGTTGCGCGGAACATCCCTGAATTGATACTCCTATATATCACGAAATTCAATCCATTGTCAGTACTGAATGCATAATTTTGAGCATTGACATTTGCATAGGTTGCAAATTCATCTGCCTTCCATTGCAATGCTGTCAGAGCCGTGTTTGCTGTGTAGGGTATATATTTCCACCTGTGCTCACTTTCTAAGCCGTGGCGGGCTTGAGAATGCGTAAAAACATAATTTACCGATGATGCACGCAAGGGCTGACCACAATATGATTCAGCCTCTGCATAGCATATATCAAAAACATCATCAAACCATTCATACAATACGGCATCCTCTGATGATTGATCGCCTGATAATTCCAAATTATTGTATTGAAAGAATGATGCCTGCAATCTTGGGTATGCCGTTGAATAACTCATTTTGTATTTGCCTTTTTATCTGATGTTTTCTTTGTTGTTTCCGATGCCTTTGCATCCTCTCTCACTACATATCCACGCTCTTCCAACTTGGCAAAATCTGCATCATTCAATTCCGTGATTCTGCCTTCATCCAAACCGCCAAATGCTCTTATCACTTTTGCATGTATCATATTTCATTCCTTTGAAAAATCGGATGCAAGACATTTGCCCTGCATCCTTTTCATTCATTCAAAATTAGGTTGTTGATGTTTTGAGAACGCCGATTGCTGATGGTGCAGGGAATGCAATTCCAATTGATTCAGTGACCATGATTCCGCGTTGTTGTGTTCCACCAAGACCTGTTGCTGCAAAGTATTCTTTGTATTCATCAACTGTGATATCCTCACGAATACCAAGGATTGAATACTGTGAAAAATCTGCATAAACCGCTGATGCAACATTTGCTGCTGATGTCGCAAACAATGAATCAGGAACAACATGCATTGGGCGACCTGTTGGTGTCACATAGGTATTGTTTTCAAGTGCTGTGAGTCCAATTGATGTCACTTCCAAAGGACGAATCATATCCCAAATAGGACGGCCATTTACTGCATCAGTTTCTTTCAAGAGGTAACCAAATACAGATTGTGGCACAACAAATACACCATTTGCACCAACACCTGAATTCACACCAAGGCGAAGATTGATTAAGTCCTTCCATGAGATATCTTCAAATGCATCTTTGCCTGAATTATTTGCACCGCCTTGTCTGATAACTGATGTACCTGAAAGGATTGTGCAACCTGTGAATTCGGGTGCATTTCCTGTGCCCTTGAAAAACTGCTTATCCTCTGCTTCTGCAATTGCCTGTGCCAAACCTTGAATTGTGTAATCAAGGAATGCAGGTGTTGCATCACGCAATTGTTCATCAGACACAATACATCCACCAACAATTTTCTTGGCTGTGAGTGCTGTGCCTGTGTAGAAATTTGCACTGTCTGTCAATGTGAGTGATGAACCTTCGGCAACAACGGCTGCACTGAATGCACCTGATGATGTGATGTTTTCTGTCTTGCCTCTCATTGGATAGATTTTTGCAAGTGCTCTTGCATATCCAAATCTATCAGCAAATGACATAATTTCTTCAACCCAAAATTGAGGAACCGCAAATCCACCCTGTGCATTTGTTCCTGTGTTGAAATTTGCTCTTGTCAAATACTTTTCATTTGCTCTGTTTGCAATATCTTCTGCAATACCCAATTTGCCTTTTGTCAATGCTGTGATGTATTCACCAACAATGCGGGCTTGCTCATTCTTTGTGTCATGATCGGCTTTGACTTTTACATATCCAACTTGCGGTGCATTCATTGGATTCATGCTACGCACTCTTTCTGTTGCAATTTCATTTGCACGGGATTCAATCGCTTTTGTCAAATCCTCTTTTGTTGTTGTAATGATATTACTATTCATTATTTGTTTCCTTTGATAGATTCCAAAATTTCATCTGCATTCAATTTCTTGATTGTTGCAATTGAAAAACCACGCTCTGTATTGATTGCTTTTGTGATTTTCTTATTGCCTTCATTTATCATTCCGACACCTTCCATAATCATTGCCATTGTTGTTGCACTGATTTTCTTTCCTGCTCTTGTCTCAAATGATGCTGCAACAGGTGCTGTTGGTTCTGCTGTTGCTGGTTCTGGTTCAACCTGTGGTTCAACTTCTGCTGTTGCATCGGGATTCAAAATTGCCATGACTTTTTCTGCCATTGCAACTGTTCCTTCTTCTGCTGCTTGTGTTGCCAATGTTTCATCAATTGCCAATTCCTCTTTCAAGAATAGCAATGCTGCTTCCTTGATAACAGGCAACAATTGATCTTCGATTGCAACAACTTGTTCAGGTGTTAACATTCTCTTGATTCCAATTTGTTTCAAAATTTGTTTGTATGTTTTTTGCTGCTGATTCTCAAATGTTTTCTTAATCAATGCATCCCTATTTGCAGGGATTGTCACAACACTAAATTCAACCAATTCTGATTTGGTATATGTCGTAACTTTTTCGCCATCTATATTTTGTTCTGTTTGTTCAATCGGAATGATGCCAACGGAAACTGCACTGACAAAACCATTCTTAATTTTGTCATTGACTTTGATTGCCTTTTCATCATTCATATCCAATTGTATTGTTGCTTCTAAATTTTCACCATTCAGGAAAAATCCTAAGCATTTCCCAATTGGCAAATAGTCTGATTTGTGGTTGATAAGCACAACAGGATTGTTCATGTATGCTGAATAGTCTATGCCTGATGGCACAATGATGGTGCCGTATCTATCCACATCAGGTGTGCTGATTGTGAATGACCATATGCCATCATCTTTTGGTTCCATTCCTTCCATCTCATAATCTTCGCCATTGCGCTTTATAAGATTGAATTCACGGTGAATAATATTACTCATTTGTATTCCTTTGTTTTGTTTTGTTATTGCACGGGAAATAGATAACATCTGCACCTAACTACATTTGATGCCTTGACTGTTGTGCCACCTTGCGATTCTCCTGCAGGTCTGTCAATCAATGAACCATCATCAAATTTAAACCAACCAAGCTCATTTTCAATTTGTCCATCAATTGCCTTGTGTGATGGTCTGACTTTTCCATCCCTTTGTGAATTCCACATTGATTTGACTTTGAAAGATTTGAATACCGTCTTTTGTGTGCCTGTCGTCACTGATGTTGCCGTTGTCTGTGCAATCATTTGGACACGGGATGTTGAAAGTGTTTTGAATTCCCTTTGCAATATTTCTTCAATCACTTCCTTTGGCTGCGTTGCATTCTCTGCAATAGTTTCAATCACATCTTGTTTTATCAAGTCCATTGAATCCGAAACTGATGCAACAATCTTTGAATTCAATTCCCTTGACATTGATTGCAATTGCTGTCCAAGTTCACCTGTCAAATCCTCTTTGCCCATTGAAAAATCTTTCAACACTTTTTGTGTAATTGTATCAACTGATTCATTCACGACTTTTTGCAATTGCTGCTGTTGGTTTGCATTCAATCCATAAGATACAACAGGGTCCTGACCATTGTCAATTGCATTCATCGTTTCTTGATTGAATTCATTGACAAAAGATTTGACTATGATTCCCAATTTTCCTGATATACTTTGTGACATTTCATCATATTGTCTCCATGATTCAGCTCTTGCCTCTGCTGTTTGCATAGGGAATGACCGTGGCACAATACTCATTTTTGCCCCCTGCAATGACTTCTGTTGAACGGAAACAGGTTTTGGCATATTCACTACCGTATCAATGGGAACTAAGCCATTGACAAGCATTGGAACATCGCCACCGTTTATTGCATCATATCCTCTTTCACGTCTTGCATCATTGATAGTTTTGATGCCATATTTCAATTCAAATTCTTCCTGCTTGATTTGACTTTCAACATCAGCAAATTCATATGGCTGTGCTTGAATCAATACATCATTTTCAAATCTTCTGAAATGCCTTGTCAATTCTTCTGCAATATACATTGCAACAGGGTCAATTGTTTGCTGTCTGAATACTGCATATTGCACTTCCGCTGTTGCCCTGTTTTGGAATTCACCTGTGAGCATTCCCGATGGCACCCCAAACACCTGTGCAATCTGTGACCTCACATCCTTTGAAACGGAATCATATGAAATACCAATTTGCATTTCAGGTGGCAATGACATATTGAGTCCACCCGATAACAATGCTCTCAATTTGTAATTTGGCAGGGCTTCATTCCATTGCTCTTTCAATGATTGCCATAATTCAGCATCAACATTTTCTGATGATGTTACAACCAATGGTGGAACCGCATTATTTGCAAACAATCTTTGTAAGTAGTCCGATACCTCACCATCAATTTGTGCATATGGCAAAACAGCCGAAACAAGACCGCGTCCAAATATGTTCATGCCAATAAGTTCATCAGGTTTTGATGATGATGGAAATATATTTGCAATGTGGCATATTTCATTTTCAGGAATTTCAAATGCACCATCATTTGCGGATTGATACACATATTTCTTGATGAAATTATCACCACCCCTAACAACTCGCATTCTAGTAGGATTCAGCACCCACATTTGCAATGGCACATCATGCCCCATTGTTGGTGTCCATAGGAAAACATTTCCATTCACATCATACCAATTTGAAATTCCTTTCATGATTTGTGATGTGGTGAAATATGGATTTGGATTTGACAAAAGTCTATTGATCCAATGACTGTTTGCAAGTTCCTCTTTTTCCCAATTCAATTCCCTGAATGATTCCATGTCAACAGACATTAATCCGTTGGCTCTCATTTGCAAACATGCGAAAACAGTGCCATAAGCCGACACAGTCAATTCATTTCCTGATGTTTGACTTGTCATGCCTCTGCCATCATTCAGGTATGCTATTGGTGGTTTATTGCGTTTTTCAGCAACTCCACCTGCAATGAATTTGACTCTTTCAAGAATGTTGTTGTAAAGTGACATTATTCAAATCCTATACATGTACTGATGGTGTTTTTCTAATTGCACTGAATGCCATTGACAAGGCATCAATCATATCATCATGCCTGTCTTGTTTCGTGCCCGTAAATGATAACAATTCATCTGTGAATTCAGGCATCAAATGTGGCACATGATATACAAGCCCTCTTTCATATTTCGCTTCAATCGGTTGGAATCTTATCATCTTGTCTTTTGTTGATGGAATGCCAATCACATTCATTCTTGTGTTCCTTTTGAGTTCCTGTACCAACCATGCCTGTGCCTGATTCGATTCAATCGCAACAACCTTTGGTTTCCACTTGTTTTCCATTTGCACAATCTTTTCACCAATTTCAACAAATGACCATCTGCCACGAATCACATCCACAATCACAATTTCCTTTTTCGCTGTAATGCCAATGACACAAATTGCCGTGTAATCTGCATTCTCTTTTTCACTGATTGCCAAATCAACACCAATATAATACGCCTGTGGTTCCAATACATTTGATATCCTAATCCATTCTCTTTTGACTTTTGCTGCATCCCTGTCAACATATTCTGCCAAGTATTCCTGTGCAAAAACAATTGATGGCAATATTGATTTTTGCCTTTCAATTTCATCAGCATCCATCAATGGATTTTCATATGTTGAATAATGAAAGGACTTCCAATCATCATATGAATTTTCAAAATTGTCAAGGTGGTGAAAATGATTTTTTCCTTTTGGTGTTGAAAAGAAATATGCATCACCTTTGTAATCAGTGAGCATAGGGCTTAACACAAAGTTCCAATCATCTTCTGCATTCTCACAATGTGCCCACTCATCACAAATCATCCTATGATACTTGTTGCCTCTCAATGCATCAGCACGCCAAATGCCCTTCAAATTCAGGATTGATTCACCAAGTCTTATTTCGCCTTGTTTGCATTCGGCACCAAGTTTCAAAAACATCTGCTGTGCTTCCTGCTCTCTACCTTTGAGTTCCTCATTCGATGGTGCCGTGTATAGCACTTTGCTTCCTTTGTGCTCAACCATTGTTTCAAGTGCTAAAGCAAATGCCAATGTTGATTTTCCCCATCTCCTGCCACATCGAATAGTGTTGAACCTTTTGCGCTGTTCAATCACTTGCCTTTGTGTTTTGTGCAATGAAACATCAACCTGCATTCAAATCATTCCATTTGATAACAAGTGCATCTTTGTCTTGCTTCTGCTCTCTTGGTGTGCCTGATAATCGTGCTGCTTCATCATCCGTTGCAATGAGTTTCATCAATGCAACTTGCAATGTGGCGTTGTCCGATTGATACCACTTTTTGCGCATGTTTGACTTCATGCTGATTCTGTTTTTGTCAAGCAATCTTTTTATATCGTGTAATTCGTCACATTCAGGTGTGAACCATAGATAAAAAGTTTTCTTGCTTATTGGCAATAATCCAACAACATCATCAATGAAAATCAAGTGATGTTTTTCAATCAATTCCAATGCATCTTTCAATATTTTCTTTTTGTCGTATGCCATTATTTCTTGTATGCTTTTCCGTTGATTTTGACAGGCAATTCAGGAAACGCTTTCATCATTCTGTCAATTATCACTTGACAATACTTTGTGTCTAATTCCATACCATAGCAAATGCGATTCAATTGCTGTGATGCAACCATTGTTGTGCCTGAACCGCAAAAGGGTTCAATCACAATATCTCTTTCATCTGTGATTGCTTTGATATATTCAGCAGGCAACTCAATCGGGAATGTTGCAGGATGATGTGCAAGTACGTCGCCTTTTTCAACATGAGAAATGAAAACAGATTCCATTTCTTTGTTCACACCTTGATAGCCAATCGATGATTCTTTCATTGTGCCATCTGCTTGTCTTACCTTCCTTTTGTGTGTTCTGTTTTCGCTGCTTCGTTCCCATGTTCTGTTGATGTGCTTGAATTCTTTTCCAAACACAAATATGAATTCATGATATATGGGAATGAATGCTGATTGCTGTCCAACGGAAACTGTTGTTTTTTTCCATACATTCCATGATAGGAATTTATATCCACATGCACGAGCGTTATTGATGTAGTCATCCCAATACTGAACAATGTCATTGTCTTTTCTTTGAATGCCAAGATTGACAACCTGATATTCAGCATATTCATAATATGTGGGGATGAATTCGCTGATATGGTCAACTGTCAAATCCTTATTGCCATTGTATGTTCTCATGTCTGAATATGGTGGGGATGTGAAAAGCAATTCAGCATGTTTGCCGTTCATCAACTTTGCAACTGCATCTGAATCTGTTGAATCACCACAAAGCAATCTATGCTCACCAATTTCAATCAAATCACCAAGCACAACATCAGAATGAATTTCATCAGGCATTTCATACTCATCATCAACTGCATCCAAGGTTTCAACATCAACATTCACAGGCAATTCAAGTCCCCAATCTTGCAATTCAATTGCATCCCATTCATTTGCCAATTGTTCATGATTCCATTCACCAAATGAAACATTGTCTTTGATGATGAATTCTTTTTGCTTTTGTTCATCCCAATCAACAATTTCAACATCAATTTCCTTGATGCCTGCTGATTGCAATGCCTTCAGTCTCATATTGCCACCAAGCACAATCATGTCAGGTGTGCATACCAATTTACGCACTGATAACATTTCAGGGAATTCCTGAATACTTTTGACAAGTTTCTTGAATTGTTCATCCCGAATCACTCTTGGATTGTTTGGATTTGCTTTGATGTCTTTGATCTTTACTTTCATTTTGTTCCCAATATGCCTATTGTTATTCCTGCAATGAATGATGCCACTATCCATCCAAAATCTGTTCTGTCTTCTGTCTTGACTTTTTCCACCACTATTTCACGAAAAATAATTGAATCAGGCCTTGGTTTCACAATCATGTGGAAAAATGATTCAGACAATGGATTGTGTGAAAATGCAACATTGATTGTATCACCTGTTGTTGTGATAACTGAATCTGCCTGTGCAATGAATGCTGAATCACATGGCAATTGCTCTGTGACATACATTGTATCACGATAAGGTACCAAAATTGACTTGATGCGTACATCAGGTTTAACGAAAACCTCGCGGGGCTGTATTCTTACCTTTTCAATGGTATCGTGTCTTAGAATCAATTTGTGGCTGTTTTCTTGACATCCTTTGCCTATTAAGAATCCAAGTGCCAAAACACATGCCATCATGCCCAAAACTATCCAATGCATTTTGTCTGTCATCTTTTCACCTTCCCATCTTCAATCCTGATATTCTGAAATTCACCATCTTCATGAATGAATGCAAAACCATGATTGCTTTGTGAATATGGTGAATAACCTCTTTTGAGTTTTGACAATGTGCCAATGACATCAGCTCTCAAGAATTCGCCTTCCAATGTTTTCTTCTGAATTGTTTGTGTTCTATGCAAATGCCCCATGCATGTATTTGTCAATGTTTTGTTCATCAATGCAACAGCAGGATTTGCACCACCATTTACCTTAATTTCGTGTCCATGTGCAATCCATGTGCCATGACAAAACATCAATTGATTAGAGTCAACAAATTTGATGCCTTTTTTGTCTAATTCCAATAAAGACTGCCAAGTGATGATGCCTGCAAATTGATCTGCTTTTTCCTGAATGAAATGTTCCAATCTATCCTCATGATTGCCTACTTTGAAATAGATTTTTGCTTTTGGAAAAGTCATTCGCAAATTGTCAATGAAATTGCGTGCCATTTGCAATTCCGTTGTGAATTCAATATCATCTTTTCGCTTTGCCCATCTTGACAACTTATGAGCATCAACAGTATCACCATTCAATACAATGTTGTCCACTTTCAATTTGCGCAAATATTGAATGCATGCCCTGATTGCATCAATGTCATGAAAACCCAAATGCACATCACAAATGATTGCCGTATTGCCTTCAATCACAACATGGTCACTGACTTCATCTTTGCCATCTTGCATATCAATCAACCATTCAGGCAAATCATCAAATGAATCCGTTTGCAATCTGTGCCTGATAAGCATTTCCATTTCATCAGGTTTCAATCTGAATCTTTGATTGCCATCTTTTTCTCTGTTTCTATTTCGTGGTGAATCACTCACTAATTACACTTGCAAGAATGATTGATGCTGCATCCTCTTCCGTTCCATCAATTGGCGTTTCCGTATTCCATAGATTGCCATTTTCATCAATGAATTTCCACAACATAACGGGAATATTTTCTTCGTTTATGGCTTCAGTATTTTTATAGAATGTTAGTTCCATTATGCAACTTCCCAAATAATCATTTGACTTCCTTTCATCATTCTTATGCCTGTGTTTACCGATCCTGTTGCTTGTGCAAATAGCAATCGGACTGTGAAATCTGTTGACAATTTCAAACGCATAAACATAGTCTGTGGCCAAGGGATTAATGCTGTACTATTCATACTTGTCGCATTTGTCCCTTTTGCCCCATTTGCCAAAAAACCTGCAGAAAAAGCTTCGAACAACGAAACACCGCCTTCACTATTTCCCGCTATTCCAATTCCCATGCCTGGTGCATCAGTGGTGTTGGTTCTGCATGTTAACAACTTGAATTCAATGATATAAGATTTTCCACCTGTCAATGCTTGGAATAACTCATCATCATTTTGAACTGTTGTTGAATTAGTCACTGTCTCATCTGCTGTTTTTGTCACTACATAAGTAGGGGCTCCAAGGGCACCACCGCCACCGCCCGCGCTCAATGTTGTGCCTGTCAATGTCAATCCACTGCCAATTGTTATTTCCTCAACATCACCTGCGCCTGCTGATGCTCTGCCAAGCAATGTTGATGTTGCTGACACATTCTGAATTTTTGCATATGTCACAGAATCATTGTCAATTGTCCATGTGGCACCTGATGAACTTACTGTGATGTCACCTTTGTCGCCATCAGAAATGCCACCGCCAACAGCAACACCGCCCGCCGTGCTTCCATCACCAATGTACAATTGTTTTGTATCTGTTGTGAATATTGGTTCACCTTCTGCGGGTGTTATTGCTGTTCTGCCTGCATTGGTTCCGCGTCTTAATTTCAATGCCATTTCAAAATCCTCCCAAATCTAAATTGTATGATGATGGTGCATCAAATGTTCCAAAATCATAAAATGTGCCCAAATCAATATCACCACCTGCAACTGATATCCATGACAATGTTCCACTGCCATTTGTTGACAAAACTTGACCATTCGTGCCACCTGAAATCACCAACCTTGCAAGAGTAGTATTGATGTCATTTGAACTATCAATTGTCTTTGATGAAAATACATTTGGCAACTGTCTATTGTTCAACTTTGTTTCAGGCATATTATCACTTCATGTAATTTGCTTGCAAGACATCACCGCTGACGGGTGCTGTTGTCATTGAAATTGTATTTGTTGACAATGTGTAATCATTGCCCGCTCCTGCTCTCAATAGTAAACCATTCAAATACAAACCAAGTGTGCTTGATGTTGGTGTGACACTGATTGTGAATGTTGTATTGCTTCCATCGATTGCACCTGATGGAATTTCACCAAACACAAAATTGGTTGGTGATAATGTCCCTGCTGTGTCCTGTGCATATGTTACAGCTGTTGAACCTAATGTGCCACCCGTATTTGATGTACAAAAGAATCTTTTGTCACCATACAATGTGCCCTGATCAACATATACCAAAGTGCCTGTCAATTCATCCCATGCATCGGAATCCGTTGCCCTTGTCAATGCTGATGATGAACCATTGAAGACATAGATACCATTTTGACTTTGTGTTGACTGTTGCCATACCAACAATCTCTGCCCTGATGTCAATACATGGGAATCAAATGTATCTGTTGCAGGATTCGACAAATCAATATTGCCTGTTGTCGCTGCATGAACATTTCGATATTTGTATGCTGATGGCAATGCTGCAATCAATCCATCAACATATGATTTGGATGTTGCATCACCATTCGATGTTGGTGTGCCTACATTCACAACCTTTTGATTGTTTATGTCCAAATTTCCTGTCATTGCAATAGTGCCATCTTTCTTGATGAAATTTGCACCATCAGCCAATTTGGATGTATCTATATTTGCGCCCGCTGCAATCTTCGCATTTGATATTGCACCGTCTCTAATTTGTCTTCCTGCAATTGTAGTTTCAGGCATGATATATTATCCCAATTTATAATTCAATCTTAAAATATCACCAACAACAGGTGCAACATTCAGAATGATTGTGTTTGTGCCCGTTGTGTAATAGTCAACACCATATGTTTGTATAGTGGAATTCAGAATCACATCCACAGTCAATGGTTCAAAGTTTTGCAATGATGTGAATGTGGCATTTTGTCCATTGATTGCACCCGTCGGTGTTTCACCAATTACTGATGATTCACCGCCCGTTGTCAATAGTGAATTTGTTTGCACAGTGATTGATTCAGCATTGACAAAAATGCTTTGAATATCATCTTGCAATTCAATTGTAATCTTTTCAGGATTTACAATAATATCAACACTATCATTGCTTATGCTCATGCCGTAACTGTGTCCACAATTTGAACATCACCACCCAAATATCTTTTCACAGTTCCATTTGTCCATGCAATTTTGACATCATAGATTGCATTCTTTTGTGCTGTCAATGTTGCTGATGTTGATGCGCCTAATGACAAAACAAATGCACCATTTGTTGCGGGGGCAGTCACAGTACAAACAAATGAAAACAGCACGGCATTGGATGATTTATCCCTGCACTGTGCTGTCAATGTTGCATTTGTCAAATCAATTGCAGTTCCTGTTTTATCTTTCAATGCAACTGCCAATGCCAATGATTCATTTTTGTAAATTGTGATATTGTATCTGTCTCTTTTCATCAGTTTTCTATGAGGATATATGGAATGTTTTTGCCTGATGGAAAATACGCTTTGACTAGTGTCATGAATTCATCCCATTGCGATGGATGAATTGTTTGGCATCCCTCTGATGATGTTGTATTGAATCCACCTTTGTGAATATTGATGCCAAAAAATCCTTTGTGCTCTGTTTCTGTGACATCCCTTTTGACAGTCACAGTTTCTTCCTGCACTAATGCTTCGTATTGCTTTGATTTTTCTTTTGACACACCATGAATTCCAATCTTGTATTCATATTTGCCAGCTTTCAATGATGCAAGACCTTTGCCAATTTTGTGATTCATGCCATGCCTTGATGGATCTGTATTGCCATTGAATGCAAATGCCAAATTTGCTTCAACAATATAGATTGCATCATCATATACGCCTCTATCATTCACACCCTTTTTGCCAAATTCATCTTTGAAATATCCCCTGATTCCAACAATACATGGGAATGATGTGCCTGATGGCAATTTGCTGATGATTTGCCCTCTTGATAATCTTGGTCTTGTCATTGTTCAAGTTCTCCAAACATCTGTGAAATGAATGTGCCACCAACTGTCATCACCAAACACAAAAGTGCTATTCTTTCATATTCCATTATGTAGCAAATACCCGCGCCCGCTGTGCCTGATGCTGCAATGGCAATTCCAAGCCGTTTCATTGCCTGTGGTGTTGTCAATTTGAGTCCCTTGAATCCAAATAAGACTTTTTTGCTTTCACGCTTCCTGCGAGGTTTTGGCACATCAGTCATGTTGATTGCCTTTGATGTTTGCAATGGCAATGAACAATTGATCCAATCTTTTGTTCAATGAATTATTCAAATCCTGAATTGCTTTTGTGTTCTCGGCTTGTATGTCTTCAATTTCTCGGACTCTTGATTCAATGTGACTCACTTGAAATGCCTTTTGTGTTGCATCTCGGATTGTGTCTGCAATCAATTTTGCATTGCTCACATCCCTTTTGTGCAAATAACGAAACAGCATAAACATCAAAGTGACAACAGATACCAATGATGCCAATATATTTTTCAAAATCTCAAATTCCATTGCCTTATTTCATATTAAATTATCAGGGCATCCCAAATGAATGAAACGCCCTGACAGGGCATAGGGATGATGAAATGGATGACCATTCACAGTGGTGAATTTCGTGAATTCAGGAATGCAAAATGAAATTGTGGAAAAATAAATTTGGAATGCACATAAAAAAAGCATAGCAATTTTTCTGCTATGCTTTTCTACTGAAATTTGATTCAAAGTCCCCACATCAATTACGATGTGCCACATGTATCATTGGTGTCAATATTTTGCGTGTCTGAATGCATCGCATAAATTATCCTAAGTGCTGTGGAGTCTGCATCTTGTCTTGACATCTTAGCATCAAATTCCAATATGCCTGCAATTTCATCAAATAATTCATCATAACCATCAGGAATTGAATATTGTGGAATAATCATCAATGATGCCTTCCGATTATGTCACTTGAATATCCAATCTTGATGTCATTTTCTATGCAGTATTTTTCGCATGATTTGATAAATGAAAAATCTGCTGAATATTCCAAAACATTCCATTCAAATTTCTGTGCAATATCTTTTCTCACTACAAAATTCAATGAATCAATTGCACCTAATTCAATTTCATTTTCTCTTGGTATGATTGATGCTGTATTGTGCCATATCCTGAATATCATGATGCCATGATTGTCAATTGAATCCTTTGCTGCTTTCAAATAGTGTGGTAATATGGAATTATCATCATCCAAAAATATCAAGTATTCACCTTTTGCATCCTGAATCAATTTGTTTCTTTGCTTACTTCCATAATAGCATTTGCCATCCCTTTCAACATGACTATATTTGATGCGTTTGTCTTTGTAGGATTTGACACATTGTTCATCTGATGCACTGTGACCATCAGAACAAATCAAATGTTCATATTTTTGGTATGTCTGTGCCCTCACTGATTCAATACATCTAACAAGTTCCGATGGTCTTGAATATGTTGGTGTAATGATGCTGAATTTCATTTCCAATTTGCCCTTTCAAATCTTATTGCATACCTTCCATCATTCATCTTTGCCACATAAACACACCTGAAAACCTCGACACGCCTCCAAAACCTATGAATGCATAGTTCATTCAGGTATGGTGTGTTTTCCCTCTCTGTGGTGCCTTCAATTGCATCCAATGTAATCTTTGATGGATATATATAATTTGAAACAGGAATCATTCTGCAAAGACTTTGAATGTATTGATGAATTCACCACTAACCTTGTATAGCAAGACTGCCATTGTTGCACAAACCAATGTGATAAGACTCCAAATAATTTCAACAGCATTTGCATCGAGCCATTTGCCAAATCTTTTCAAATATTCTGTTGTTTTTCTTGTCAATGTTTTCATATCAAATTCCTGAATAATGATTCAAAATAAAACCTTGCCAAATTCCACTGATATTCGACAAGGCTTGGAGCATAACATGAGAAAAACCAAACCACACAAAACCCTATGCCTGATTTTCTGTTTCATCCCAATTTAATGCAAAGTAATATGCCAATTGACTAACTTCCAAAGGTGTCAATTCATGTCCATCAATGACAAACATTTGCGGATTTTTCAATTCTTCGCAATACAATGTGCCATCCTCTAATTCACTACAATTCAAATTCATTCATGTCACCATTTATTGCGTTGATTGATTCCAAATAATTATCTGCCGTCTTTTTAGCTCTTGATTCTGATTTTGTATTTAATGGAATATTGACAGGCATTGGAGCATTCACACCATAGACACGCAAAATGAATTTGCCATCATCCTGCTTTTTCAAAACGGCTTTGAAATAGCAATCATGTACGCCACCTGACTTGATGATGGCATTCATTTCGGGAAGCCATAAAGAATCTTGATTCTTTGCCATGTGCAAATTTATCTTAAAATGGTGCTGTGAGATGCTGTATGCTGTTATCACGGAATTCTGCCTGTTCATATCGAATATCCCATGCCACTACTGTATTCATCTGTCCTTTTGTGCCATCTTTCTTCTGATATACTCTGCCACGCAAATCACATTTTGCAAAGACTTGACTGCCAATTCTTGCACCATCTAATTTTGCGCATGTTTGTCCTGTTGCTTCGCATTTGATGTATTGCAAATAATTTCCATTTGGAATTTCAAGAATGAAATCTCGCTTTGAAAATTTGTCTGATATTTGCTGTGTGCCTGATAATTCATGCAATGTTCCGTTTAACTCTAATGATAACGACATTTCAATAAGTCCTGAAATATTCATATAAAAACAACAATTCTTTGACGGCATGAATCGTGACTGCAGTGCATAATGATATGATTGCCATGCCCAACATCACATCAATCCATTTTGGTCTTTTGTCCATTCTGCATCCTCACTGTATGTTCAACAACTGATAGTAATATACCAACATTTTGTACCGTGCTTGCAAACCAAGTTTTCCACCATTGACTTTTTTTGTGACCTTTTCACAAACTTCAAATGTTGCGCCTTTGTCTGCAATGGAATTCAAATCTGCTGAATGCCAAAACCATCCTGCACTATACAATGGATATTTTGTTGCAATCAAATCAGGATTGTCAACAATATCTTCATCCAAATAATTGTCAAGAATGATATACTTGTTTTTACCTGTGCATTGGATGTATCCCCTGCCACGATACCGGAATCCATCACCACTTGATTCATCACCATTGCCAAGTCTATTTGCATAGACCTTATTGCCAATTCTCTCAGGGTGCATTGCATATCCTTTCGTATCATCCAATGATTTGAAATGCCTTGGAAAAACTTGCAATAATCTTGCTGCTGAATATTTCATGTTTTCCGTTGTGCTTTTGAATCCACCTGATTCATGATGGCATTGTGACAGAAAATGTGACATCCGTAGTGGTGTGTCAATTTGATAGTTCTTGATGATTGATGGCAATTCATCCAATACTCTTTTGGGTAGTTTTGTCAATTGTGCAATGTTCATTTTGCTATTCCAAAGTTATCTTTTTCATTTTTAATTTTAATTTCTTTCAATACAGAAATTTCATTTAGTCTTTCATAGACTTCATGAATATTTCCATGCAAATGAAATTCACTGCCATCTGTCATTGTAATTACGCAAAATTCAGAATCATTTGCCAATGGCGTATCTCTATACTGTGACTGACCTGAATCAACACATACAATATAGTCAAGATTAACTAATGCAACCTCTTTGTTTGTCTGAATAATTTTGACAAGTCTCATGCTGATGTTCCAAAAAATAGTTTGTATTCTTTTACCATAAATTTCCATACTGACAATTCATCTTTCAATGGTTGTATTTCTTTTTCATATTTCTTCGCAAGTTCGATTGCATGAACAATTGATTTTGGCGCACTTTTGCCCGTGTGCTCACACCATGCATCGAGCGTTTCAATATGGCTCGGAGTGACAAGGCGCACAAACTTATCTGCATGTTCTGTTTGCTTTTCACTTGCATCCGTTTTGTGTCTGCCTCTTTTCAATTTTCTTTTTTCATTTTCTATCAAATCCAAACGAATCAATGAAATTCCTGTGACATGTGGACTCAATACCCTTGCAAAGTTTATCACATCCATATTGCCTGATAAGATGTCAAATGTTTCTTTGTCTTTTGATTCAAGTTCAACCATGCCATTATCAATCCTTTTGAATGCTCTGTAAAAAGCATTTCGCGTTTCTTCGGGAATTTCATAATACTTTGTTTTGAATTCTTCTGCTTCCATCATGCTATTTGCTCCAAACAATTTTGAATGATTTTGTATGTTTCTTCTTTCTTGATTTGCTGTGGTGTGAATCTCAAAACACGCCACCCTGCTTCTGCTGCCAAATTGTATTTTTCCATATCCTTGACATACCCACTGCCACGGGTGTGCCTTCCTTGAATCCAAACACCGCCTTCAATTTCAACTGCAAGTTTTTCATCAATCCATGCAAAGTCAAATCTGAATTTTCGTTTGTCCATGAATTTGAATTCCTGCTGTGGTGATGGAATCTTGAATGATCTGCATAATGCCATGAAAAGAATTGCATTTGATTTTTCTTTTTGCCTTCCTACCATTGAACCCCCTCAAATGATTTGACTTCTGAATATGATTGTGTGAATGTGTCATATTCAAATGGAATGCCTTGTTTGTTTACTTTGCCAATATACTTATTCTTGACTTTTGCAATCATGATTCTTGCAAGTGATTTGCCATCAGGTTCAAAGTCTCTATGCACAATCATGATGTTATGTGGAATGTTGTAAAAATTGGATGAACCTGAAATTGAATAAGGTGTTGGTATTTCAAAGTTTCCAAAGTGATCCAATGATTGCATCTTTTTTGGATGTGCAATCAAGACAATGTGAATCCCAGTTTTCATTGCAAACATTCTCATTTTAGCAAGCATTCTTCCAACATACAAATTTTCTGTTTCACCTTTTTGCATTTGCATTTCTAAATTATTCCAAGGGTCAATGACAAGCAAATTGATTCCAAATCTACGCAAGAGCAATCTAGCCGTTGCCAAAACATCATCAAGTGCAAATGTTTCTGAATCAGGCATGATATAAAAAACATTTTTTGCAATCCATTCCATTGCCTTTTGCATTGTTTCTTTTGACATCCTGTTGTGTGTGCCATTCTCAAATGATTGTTTTGTAAATATCTCACAAAGGCGAATAAGCCAAATTTCAGGTGATGGATTTTCAGGTGAAAATACTGCTGTTTTCCATCCTGCATTTTGAGCCAATGCAATTGTAATATGGTCAATGAAATTTGACTTACCGAATGATGGAACGCCTGTCACTACTGTCAATTGTCCTGTGTGCCATGTGAAATGATTATCAAAGCGCGGAAAAATTCCTGTTGTTGCACCATCTTGGAATCCATGTTCATAAATGTCATTCATGCTGTGAATGAAATCTGTTGCCAATTTCACACCTTCAATTGGGTATGCTTCTGCCTTTGCAATGCATCCAATCAATTCAACTTGACCATCAGGCAATTTCAGGACATCATTTGCATCTTTGCATCCATCAGGAAAACGGACAATTCTGCATCTGTCTTTTCCAAAACGCCGTGCTAATTCTTCGCATAATCTTCTGCCAACTGCATCATTGTCAACTGCAATGTATATTTCATTGATGCCATCAAAATAATCAATGCAATTATCAACATAACTCATTTTTTGAGTCACATTTTTTGCATCAGGATTGATACCACCTTCAGGAACGGAAACAACATTAGTAATTCCTGCCTGAACAAATGACAATGCATCAATTTCACCTTCACAGATGATAGCATATTTGGCATCTCTGATGGCATCTAAGCGATAAAAACATTTGTACCCATCCTTTGATTGCCTGAATTCCTTTTGGCTCAATCCACGGTATTTGACATTGACAATTTCATTTTCAATTTGATAGGGAAATGCAATCCATTCTTTGCCGTATGCACTTACTGTGACTATCTTTTCTGATTCCAACACATCTTTTGTGATGCCTCGCGACTTGAAATATTCAACCATCGCATCTGATTTTGTATCATTGTGGAATCTTACTGCCTGTGGTTTAGGTGCATCCTGCCATGTTTTCCTTGCATCTTTTTCTTTGATTCCACCTGACCATGCACAATGATGGCAAAGCCATGTTTTATCATCAACATTCACAGAGAGACATTTTTCATTTGGGTGGTTTTGCCTGCTGTGTGAACATTCAGGACACAATGTCCTTTGCTGTCCACCCGCTCGCAAATCAATGCCTTTGATTCCATAATCAATAAACAGATTCATTTTCGTTTTCCTTTTTCAAATATGTATTCCAAAAATAGCAATGTTGCCGTAATGATTGCACCTGATCCAAGAATTGCAAGTGCTGTCAACATTGTCCAATATATCAATTCAATCACAAATGACATTGTTCTAATTTCCGATAATATGATGGATGGTTTTCTTTGATGTAATTTAGTGAATTTGCAATTTCAATTTCAGGGCTTTGCATTGATTGACTTCCAACATGATGAACATACGCTGTTGACACAATATTGTGCATTCCTTTTTCTTGCATCATCATGCATTGAATATCATCAGAGTACCAATTTATAGGCAAAAAATCAATCCATGAATCACGATGGATTGCAGCGCAAATTGGAGCAATGATATCCGTTTCAACTGCTGTCTTTTCATGTGCAAATTTTAACCCTTCCATGATTCCATTTGCCTGCCATCTTATGTTTTGAATTCCTGCTGAAAAATCATTTCGACACGCTACCCATCCAAGAGCATTTCCAATGCCATCATGCAAATATGAATATTCATGATTTAGGATTGTATATGTATCGGGATGGAAAACAATATCATCATTGCACACAATAATTGATTCATGCTTTTCAAATGCTCTTTTGCAAATGAAATTGTAAGCATCACCAAAGTTTGTTGCATCCGATTTGACAAGATGCATTTTGTGCACTCTTGAATGATAATCCATCAATGCAATTCCATTGTGAGCAATGTATATTTCAACATCAGGTGGAATGTACTGTTCAATGCTTTTCATCATGACAGGCAATCGTTTGCCCTTGATTGTTGATATCACAATTGCTGATAGTTTATTCATGCCTTTTGTTCCTTTGTCACATAATCATGAATATACTTGATGACATATTGTGCTTGTCTATCTTTGTCAATTGAAAACATGCCTATCTTTTCAACAATCCTAATTGGCAAATTGTAAATTGCCGATGCATGTCGAAGAATGCAAAATCTTTCATGTTCATCCAATACCCAATCCTGAAATCTGATTGAATCATAGGTGTATTCTGTGTCATGTTCATTTCTTGAAAACGCTTTGAATCCTTCATATTCAATGAAATCTTCCGAGCGAATCCATGCAAGTGCTTCCCAAAAATTGCCACGGAATCCTGAATTCTTTTCCCATATCCTGTCTAAAAACACATCCAAATCTTCAGGACTTCTCACCGCTGAATTTACAGACAATCCATCATAATTTGATTCGGGAAAATGGTCTGCAAAATACAATGTGTCTTGTTTCAAAATATCAAATCTCATGTTTTCTCCTGTTGCTTATTTCGTGTAAAAATTTATCAACTTTATTTGCAATGTCTCTTGATCTTGCGTAGCATTCCAAATCATCAATGGCATCCTGAATTGATGTCGTGATTGTGCTTCGCTCTCTGTTGATTATTGGTGCAATCTGTTCATGCGTTTTCATAAAATAATAGTATGAAAAGAATGCAAAATATTTGCGTACCATTGGCAACGGTATTTTTCGTGATGCACCTAATACATCCACCACATCAACATCGAATTGCTGTGCCAAAAATATCAACATCAATTTGATATCATGTGGTGTTTTGTGTGAATGCTTATATCTGTTCCTGAACCTCTCTGCTGATTCTGAAAAATAGGATGCCGTTGGTGTTTCTTCAATCATTGTATTTGCACGCCTTTGCGCTTTTGTTGGCATTGATCTTTTGAATAACTTTTCACGCTCTTTTCTTAAAGCCTCTGCCATGCTTCCATGATGTCTTTTGTTTTCCGCAACATTTGCAATTGCAGGAATTATTGTCATATTTCCCATTGCTTTCATCCTCTGTATTGTGCCATGACAGGTGCTGTCACTTTCGTGTTGCCTGCATTGATTTTGAGTAAATTGACAATGACAAGACTGCCATTCTTGGATGTGTTTGCAAGTGCCTTGAAATGTCTGATGTGCTTATGCCAAAACCCATCATTGTATGCATTATGCAATGCCTGTTGAATTACACCATCATCAAATCCAAGTTTGTTCAATTTCTCATAAGCACGATAAGCATGAATCAATTGTTGCCTTGACTCAATATACATACATTCCTGAATTGTCAAATGCTTTTTTATCAAATCATTGAATTTATTGACTGAATTCTTGGTGCCATCTGAATAATCCTTCAAAGCATTGCCATTTTCTTTTGGCTTTGACTCTGATGAATCATCACAAAATTCCCCCCCTTTTTTCCCC